GGTTGATATAGAAGATATGTTAATGCAACATATTTGTGAAGAATTATCATTTGAAGAAGAATTAGAAGTATTAAATTATATATCATCAACGAATGATGAATTTAATGTAAAGTTTAAATCACACTTTGAAAAATCAAGTATAGAAGTAGACGATCTACAAGGACAGGTATTATATGATCATTCTTCAAGTGAACCTGTAAGAATATATATATTGAATGATACTGTATGGGAGCCTGCTGGATATACGGATAAAGGTATTTTGATGCCGGCAATACAAAAAAAATTTGTAAGACCGAAAGGTCCATTTTTTAGTATAGTTGGGTTTATGGGTAAAAGTAAAAATGGAAAAATATTTGAGTTTAAAATAAAAGATTCTTCTACTAAATTTACAGGTGCCGTAGTTGAAAATAAACCAAAAGAAAAACTCATCGCAATGTTGAATGAAACACTTCAAGAACACGAGATTTATAACAAAAAAAATACAGCATCTACTAAAAAACAAGTATTGGTAATGATAGAAGAATTCTTATTACGTTATTATGATAGAACGAATAAGAATAAAATGAGATATTTTTTGACTAAATTGGAATACTATTATTTACAAAAAAATTGAGTTAGAAATATCATCTCATTGTATAGTAAGAAATGGCCGCATCAGATGAACAGATTCCAGTAGAAGAGATTTCAAATTCCGATTCATATGCTGAATACAAAGTCAAAGAAATGACTGAATATATAAATGAAATTCTCTCCCAAAAGGAAAACTATGAAGGAAAAGATTCATTGTTTAAACAAAACTTGCAAAATGAACTGTTTGGAATTATAAAAACATACGGTGTAGGTATTAAAAAAGTAGCGGATGATTACGAAGAAAGTTCAAATAATAATACGTACCTCAGAGATGTACAACGTTTAGATGAAGAAACGCGTAAACAGATTGAGCAAAAAATAGATCAAACTTTAAGAAAAGAATACGTTCCTCCGAGTAAAGAAGTAATTGAGCAAAGACATCGCGAATGGTTGAAGGCATCGGACAATAGAGCTCGCGAATTTGCTCGTACTTTTGAAGGTCGGCAATACAAGGCTGCAGAAAAAGAAAGACAACGCATTGCATATTTAAACAGAAAAGATCCTCTTATTAAAAAAATAAGACAAGCGAGCTACGGTGAAAATATAAGTCGCGAAGTGAAAGAATTGGATGATAAGATTGCGCAGCGTGATCAACTAGTTCGTGTAACAATTGAACGAGCAGAAAAGTATATTAGAGAAATGGCTAATATACAATTAAGAAAAATTTCAGAAGAATATGATTTAAAACGAGAAAATGCAAAACGTATGTTTGCAGAAAGACCACGACAATATCCACGCAATGAGGAAAATTATGAAGCTAGAATGAAACAATTAGATGAAGACGAAGAATTTACAAAAAGGCCAATTCGTACGCGTGCAGAAGATTCCATTATATACATGAAAACTGATTATTTGAGAACAGGTATATTACCTGAAATTTATCCACTTCCTGAAAGTGAAAATGAATATGAAGCTGAAATAGTAGAGCCCGAGCCCGAAATAGTAGAAATTGAACAACCTGTTCCCCGTGCAGAACCAGAACTAGATTATGATATTTTGTATACTCAATCTATTATACACCACAAAGTGTCGGTTTCGTTTAATAATATTGGAAGTAATATGGAAAATTATTTCAAAAAACATGCTATACGCTACATTGAAGGTAAGTGCAGAAAAGAAGGGTATATTCGTCCAAATAGTATCAAGGTGGTTAGTTATTCTACCGGACTTCTTCACGCAGATAATGTGATATATGATGTTGTTTACTCCGCGGATGTATGTTTTCCATGTGAAGATATGATAATTAAATGCAAGATTGTAAATATAACCAAAATAGGAATTAGAGCAATTATCAGCGAGATACATAATCCAATTGTTTTGTTCATCAGTAGGGAGCACAATGCAAATAAAAATTTTGAAGAGTACGAAGAAGGAAATGTTATCAATATTAAAGTCATTGGGCATCGGTTTGAATTGAATGATGAATATATCAGTGTTATTGGCGAAATAATTTAAATAGAATTTCTATATTAATAAAATGACTTATGATACAAAAAAACTAGAACATATGTGTAAAACAATTGATACATTTAAAAAAAAGGATCACATCAAAATACTTGAAATTATAAAAAAGAAAGACACTTATAATTTAAGTGAAAATAATAATGGTACATTTGTTCATATGAAAGATTTAGCAGATGACACATTAATAGAGATTGAAAATTATATTAATTATATTATAAAAACAGAAGGTGATATAAGTATAGTTGAAAATACTAAGGAAACATTAAAAAATAATTTAAATAGTAATAACTAAATTAAATAGATGATAGAGGATTATGCTCCATTTTTTATGAAACGATCATTTGATGTACCAGAATATAAGAAGAAAAAACCAAAAAAGACAATTATACTCAATGATTATTTATTTTATTCTTTTTTTTGTAAAATCAATAATATTGATATAACGACTTATGATAAGTATAATGAAAAACAAGAAAAAGTAAAATTAGCAGAGAAGCTAGATAAAATGAAATTTAAGAACAAAGATTTTATCATGAACAATTTATTATACGATAAGACGATACATCTAATGACATTGAATATTTTATGTATCCACTACGGAGTTTCTATTATATTTATAGTACAAAATGCATATTATAAGATGAATGTGTGTGATAAAAATATATTGTACATGAATAATAAATACGACTTTATTGATTTTGATGGAAAATTGGAGAATTACTATGAAATTACTCAATTAGACAAACCACTGTATTCTCTCACATACTACAATGTATCTGATTTAATTGATATATGTAATAAACTAAAATTACCTCATGATAATATGAAAAAACAAAACATATATAACAATATACGTTCTTATTTAATAAACTTTAATATTTATAAAATTGATTAATATAATACTATATAATATTATATACAATATGGCTCTAACAGATTCTATCCGATTACTGCAAGAGATAATTAAAGAAAAATATACAAAATCGGATAAAGCTATGCAATCTCAGGATATCAGAGACCCAAAATCTAACATAGAGTACGAGATCCGATTTGGTATAAATAAACCATACACGAAGATGGAATTTGAAAGAGTATATTCCAAATTATTATCGTATGGTTTTGTAAAAGTAGCAGAAGAGCATCAATTGAAGATAATTACAGATAGTTCTATTCGTTGTGAAATGAATGATTTAAGTAAAATCAAAGAATATTGCAAACAAAACATATTACAACCTGGTTGTCAATATATAACAAAGCGGGCATTAGTTGATCCAAAACGTTTTATAAACAAAAACTTTAATTTCAGAATCTCTATACAAAACGAATATAATTACGGAGAGAAAGATCCAGAAATTGTGGATTTAAATAGACAATGGGCAGGAATGGAAAAATCATTTCGTTATATGAATCGTATCAAGTTAGAGCATCCTGAGCAAAAAGGTATTTGCGTTGATATGAGTATTGTAAAGTCCAGCAAAAGACGCGGCGAATTGATTAAAGAACACGACTTTTCAAAGAGTAAATTGTTTACTGAGCCAGAAATATACGAGATTGAGATAGAAATCAATGATATTAAATATGCGCGAAGTAGGTTGCGCGATATTGATGGATATTTGAAAAACACAATAAAATATGTTTCGGCAGGCCACCAATCTAGTAATTTTCCTATACCTTTAATAGAACAACATGAGATACTTTATGAGTACCACAAACTACTCGGGAAACGTGCTAAAAATATAGAATCGTTTATAGAAAGTATAGAATCTACTATGTTTATAGGTCCATCTTCATTTACACTTCAAAAAATAAACATGGTGGATGATCCAACGAATACAAGCCCTTGCATATTACGCGACTTTTGCGTAACTGATAAAGCAGATGGTTTGAGAAAATTATGCTATATATCAGAAAAAGGAAGGATTTATTTCATAACGATGAATATGATGGTTCAGTATACGGGTAGTATTTGTAATGATAAAATATTTCACGGTTCCATTCTAGACGGCGAGCATATAACAAAGGATAAATATGGAGAGACGATTAATTTGTATGCTATATTTGATTTGTATTATTTAGGAAAATCAGACAAAAGAAGGCTTCCATTCATAACAGAAAAAGGTGAGTGTAGATATGTTATGATCCAGAGAATGTTGGATAACATTAATTATACAGATGAAACCAAAATTGGTCGTTGCACAATAACATGTAAAAAGTTCTATCCAGTCACAAGAACAGATAGTATATTTGATTGTTGCAAAATATTATTTGAGAGAATGCACTTATTTGAATATGAAACCGATGGTGTTATATTTACATCTACGAAGTTGGGTGTTGGTATGGAGAAAGAGAGTGATGAGGTAAAAAATCATCTTTATTCATGGAAACACAGTTTTAAGTGGAAGCCACCCGCATTCAATACGATTGATTTTGTCGTAAAAACAAAAAAGATTGGTATCCAAGATGTAGTTGAAAATTATGAAAAAGGAGGCGATATAGTATCATACAAAGTGTTGATGTTGTATGTCGGTTATAATCCTCAACGTCACGGGCAAATAAACCCACAACAAACATTGTTTAATGGTAAAAAGGCGATTACCGATGATACTTATATGCCTGTATTATTTACACCAACAAATCCGTCTGATCCGTTTGCACACACTGCATTCATTGAATTAAAAAGCGATAGTAGCGGAGAGATGAAAATGTTTACCGAAGATAATCATGTTATAGAATCCGAGTCTGTGGTTGAGTTCAAGTACATAGAAAAAGATGACAAGCGATTTTCGTGGGTACCACTACGTATTCGGTATGATAAAACAGAAGACTATAAGAAGGGTAAATCGTTTGGTAATGCGTATCATGTAGCTAACAGTAATTGGCAAACCATACATAATCCTATAACCCAAGAAATGTTGTGCGACAGACCTTTAACTATGGATGAACTAGACGATACAGGTATATATTATAATAAAGATGGAAGAGCATCTAAAACAAAGAATCTGAGAGACTTTCACAATATAGATATTAAAAAAATGCTAATTGAAACCGTGTCAGGTGAAGGTAAAACACTTGTTGATTTTGCGTGCGGTAAAGGAGGAGATATACCCAAATGGACAAATAATTATCGTTTTGTATTGGGCATTGATATCTCTCCTGACAACATACACAATCCAAATGACGGCGCGTGTACTAGATATTTAGAATTAAAGAAAAAACGTACAAATGTATTTGATGCATTATTTATACAAGGCGATTCATCCAAGCTCTATTTGACAGAAGAATTTTCAGAAGAAGAAGTCAGTAAATTTGTATTGAAACAAGTTATGGGTGTCGGGCAAACAAACCCATCACATGGCACATATATTGCAAAATTATTCAATATTGCACCTCAGTTTGATGTTGGATCCATTCAATTTGCAATACATTATATGTTCAAAGATATGGATACACTTCACAATTTTGTGAAAAATGTCAGCGACCTGATAGGATTGAACGGGTATTTTATAGGAACGTGTTATGATTGTGATAAGTTGTATTCCATGTTGAAAGAAATAGACGTAGGCCAAACAAAAGAAATATATATCGGAGATAGAAAGATTTGGGGAGCAACAAAACAATACAACTTTCTACAATTCAACAAGGAATCGTGTTTGGGATATACGGTTAGCATTTACCAAGAGTCTATCAATAATGTTATAGACGAGTACTTGGTCAACTTTGATTATCTAATAGAAGTGATGAGCGCATATGGTTTTATACTATCTTCTCCAAATAAAGATGTTGCGCCATTGGGATCATTTGAAAAAGAATATTCTAAAAGTAAATTTAAAATGACTCCCGAAGAGGAAACAATTTCATTTCTGAACAAATACTTTATATTCAAAAAAGTAAGAAATGTAAATACAGCACAAGTACATCGTTCGTACACCGAGGGAGAAGAAGAACCATTTACAATTGGAGTTCCCAAAAAGCTTGGTAAAAAGATAGTATTGCGAAAATAATATAGATATTAATTTTAAAATAAAACAATGAATAGTTATAATATTATTGAAATTATAACTATTATCAATGACATCAATTTAGAATATGATGGTGATATATATTATATAAATGAAACATTGAAAAAATACACCCAATCAGTTAAATTAGAAATTGAAAAAGTACTACACGAATGGGACATAAATAAAAAATATTCAAATCCATACGAATTTATAAATACTAACTATGATTCTCAAACATCTGCAGTATGCTCGTATCGTCCTATATCGCGAGCTTTTTTTAAATTAGTTGAGATCATAAACCATTACAAGTTTAATTTTCCAATTAAAATGAATAGTTTTCATTTGGCAGAAGGTCCTGGTGGATTTATAGAAGCGATTCAATATGTCAGAAATAATCAAGGAGACACTTATTATGGTATGACACTGATGACAGGAAATAAAGATATACCTAAGTGGGATAAAATGAGTTATTTTTTAAGCAAAAACCCCAATATTATTATTGAAAAAGGTGCTGACCAAACAGGTAATCTGTATAGTATTGAAAATTTAGAATATGTATACAAAAAATACAAACACTCTATGGATTTTATAACTGCTGATGGTGGATTTGACTATAGTACAGACTTTAATAAACAAGAGGAATGTTCTATTAATTTAATTTTTTCAGAGATTTGTTTTGCAATGGCTCTTCAAAAGAAAGGTGGATCCTTTGTACTGAAAATTTTTGATACATTTAGTTATTGTTCAATACAACTTATATATTTATTGACATATTTGTACGAAGACGTATGTATTACGAAACCTTTACCAAGTCGTCCTGCAAATTCTGAAAAATACATTATATGTAATAATTTCAGAATGGTTAGTAATATAC